CTGATTTAAAAGGTATGTCATGGGATATGGCTAAAAAATTTGAAGATGGGAGTGTTGATTTTGTTTTTATTGATGCTGACCACACCTATGAATCGGTTGTTAAAGATATTAAAGCTTGGTTACCAAAAATTAAAAAGGGTGGGATGATTAGTGGTCACGATTATAATAACCCATGTGGTGTTAAACAAGCAGTCAATGAGCTAATAGAAGATTATAAATTATCTAACGATGGTATTTGGTTTAAAATTATAGAATAATGAAATATTACAGTCAGTTTAAACAAGATGAGTGGTTATATAACAACTATTTTAAAGATAAAAAAAATGGTATATTTTTAGAAATAGGTGCAGATGATGGTGTGGATAAAAGTAATACAATGTTTTTTGAGGAAACACTTGGGTGGAACGGTATTTGCGTTGAACCAAGTCATAAACGTTTCAAGTTATTGGCTGACAATCGAAAATGTATTTGTGAAAACTGTGCACTATCTAATAGTGTTGGTGAGGTTGAATTTATGGATATAGGTGGGTGGGGTAAAGGTCTTAGTGGTATTGTAGAAAAGTATGACACTAAACATGAAGCTAGAATAGCACAAGAAACAAAACACCCAGATAATAAAGGTAAAGAAATTATAAAAGTTAAAACTGATTTGTTGTCTAATATTTTAGAGAAACATAAAATATATGAAGTTGATTTTTGTACTATAGATACCGAGGGTGGTGAATATGATATTTTAAGTAGTTTGGATTTCGATAAGTTCCAAATAAATATAATTTTAGTTGAAAATAATTATAATGAAACCAAGACTAAAGACCTACTTTTATCTAAGGGTTATGAACTTGTAACTAGGTTACAAATTGACGATGTTTTCGTTAAAACAGGGGTTTTCAAGGGATAAATCTTTTAACATATTGGTGATTATTCCTACTAGGTAAGATATTTATAATAAAGAAACATATGAATAGGAAAACAACGTCAAAATCAAGTAAAAGCGAAGTTAAAGCTAAAAATACTGTAAAACAACCAAAAGATACAGATATCATATTAAATTTACGTATAACCTTAAAATGTAAAAATAAATCCCAAAAAGACCTTATTGATTTAGTTAATGAGAAAGAGATAGTAATAGCTGCTGGTCCAGCTGGTGTGGGTAAGAGTTATGTAACTATAGCTAGAGCATTAGAATTATTAAAATCAACAAATAACTCATATAATAAGATAATCATATCTAAACCAGCTGTCGAAGCTGAGGAAAAACATGGGTTTTTACCAGGTGATATGAGAGAGAAAATGGAACCATTTATCGCCTCATCATTAGATATATTCGATAAACTAATAGGTAAAACAAATAGATTAAAACTGGAAGAATTAGGTTATTTAGAGATACAACCATTAGCTTATATTCGTGGTAAATCAATTGATAACACCATCCTTATCATGGAAGAAGCTCAAAATATGTCACCAAGCCAAATGAAAACATTACTAACCCGTATTGGTGAAAATAGCAAATTTATAATATCTGGGGATTTAGACCAATCAGATAAATATAGAAATATAACTCAAAGTGGTTTATATGATGCTATTAATAGACACACTAATATTAAAGAGATAGGGTTAATAGAATTTTCAGTCAATGATATAGTTAGAAACCCAATAATAACTAAAATATTAAATAACTATAAAATAGCTGATAAAATAGCTGTAAGGGTTGAAAACATTGATAGACCAGTAAAAGAACCAAATATTGAAGATATTAAAACAACGGTAAGAGGAAAAATATTTAGTTTTTTCGAAAAAAAACCGTAAAAATTACTTTACTTTGAGGTAATTCTGATTATAATAGTTACATGAAGATTGGAATAACCTTAAATGAAGTGTTAAGAGATTATATATCTCAATTTATACACACGTATCAAAAGTACATCGGTGAGACAAACCTCACAACAAATGATGTAACCTCATTAGATTTATTAGATTTCTTTACATTTAAAAATGTAGATGAGTTAAATACTTTCCTATACCTAGAAGCACCATTAGAAATTTTCGGTCATGCAGACCAAACATATGACGGTGTATTCAACCAATTAAATACTTTCATCATGGATATTAAAGATGGTGAAGAACACCAACTTGAAATTGTTAGTAGAGAGGTTGATAAGAGTATCCCATCAACATTATTCTTTTTATCTAAGGTTGGTTGTAAAATGGAGAACTTAAGGTTTGTACAAAATCATAAAGATAAGTGGGATGGTTTAGATGTCCTAATCACAGCAAACCCAACAGCGTTAGAAAATAAACCAGAAGGTAAAGTTAGTGTTAAAGTAAAAACACCTTATAATCAAAACACCCCATCTGATTTCGAAATAGATTCAATTTTAGATTTTATCAAAGATGAAACATTAAGAGATAAAATCCTAAACACAAAAATAACAACTTACGAAAACGTTAAATAAAATGATAGATTTTGGTGGATTAATTTATTACATAGATTTTAAAGCTTTAGATAAAGCTATATGTTCAGACGATAATTGGAAAGCAAGAGATGTTACCGATACTGAACTTAGAAAGGTTTATGATGAAAACGATAAAATTACAGGTTCTGAGATACTTGAAAAGACTTACTATAAAGGTAAAGAAATTGATGGCCCTAAGTACGATATAATTAGAGTATGTATTGAGGTTATAATGGACTACAATGAAGAACTTGATACATCACTAGGTGCTGATAGAGCATTAGATAAAATACCATTATCGGTTAAACTAGCATTCAATACTTTAATAAAAGAAAAAATATTAGTGGAAGTTGACGCTGATTAACAATAACAATAATAATAAATAATAATATCCTAAAAAATTAACACAATGGATGACAAAGAAAAACAAATAGAACAACAAATTGAACAAGTAAAAACTGTTTTAACGAAATTAGACAATAAAGATTTTGGTCTTTATTTCTTCACATTAGACACCAAGGGAAACCCAACTGCTAGTGTTGCTAATATTTACGAACATGTTAAGTTACTTACTGACTTAGGTTATAAAGCAACCATACTTCATGAGAAAAACGATTATAAATTAAAAGGTGACGAAAATGGTTTCGGTATCGAAGATTGGTTAGGTGCTGAATATGCTGCATTACCACATCTTTCAGTTGAAAGTCAAACATTAAATATTGGCCCAGCTGATTTTATTATAATACCTGAAGTGTTCTCTACAATCATGGACCAAGTTAAAGGATTCCCATGTAAGAAAGTTGTATTCTGTCAAAGTTATGATTACTTATTAGAGTTATTACCTATCGGTAAAAGATGGAACGTTGATTATGGTTTTAACGATGTTATTACTACAAGTGAAAAACAAGCTAAGTATGTTAAAAACTTATTCCCTTCAGTTAATACACAAGTAGTACCAGTTTCAATCCCTTCTTACTTTAAGAATAGTGATAAACCTAAAACTCCAGTTGTAACTATACATACTAGAAATGCTGGTGATGCTGCTAAAATAGCTAAATCTTTTTACTTACAATTCCCAATGTACAAATGGGTTACGTTTAAAGAATTAAGGGGTTTAACTAAAGAACAATTTGCACTTGAATTGAGTCAATCTTGTTTAGCTGTGTGGATTGATGACGCTGCTGGTTTTGGTACGTTCCCATTAGAAGCTATCGAGTCTAACACACCTGTTATCGGTAAGATACCTAACTTGGTACCAGAATGGTTAGAATCTAAAGATGAAGAAGGTAACGTTACAATAAAAAATAACGGTATTTGGACCAATACAACTATAAACATACCAGAATTAATTGCTACGTTTATGAAGGTTTGGTTAGAAGACTCTATACCAGCTGACTTAATGGATGGTATGAAAGAATCACAAGGTCAATATACTTCTGAAAAACAAAAGGTAGCATTGTCTGATGTGTATGGTAAACTTGTTACTAATAGAAAAGCTGAATTAGAAGCACTAATTAAAACAGCAGAAGCAAAAGAAAAAGAAACAATAACGAATAATAAATAATATATAAAAAAATGGAAAAAAATATAAATAATATTACAGTTATCATTCCAGTACATAAATTGGAGGATTCAGATAAAACACTTTTTGAAAATGCAGTTAAAAGTGTTACAGTACAAAAGGTAGTTCCAGATGCGTTAATGATTGTGGTACCTAAAGGTAGTGAGGTTAGTACATACGTAAAATCTTTTGATTACGGTGATTATAAAGAATCTGTTACTATCGTTGAAAACGAAGGTGAAACAGATTTCGCATCACAAGTTAACTTAGGTGTTGAAAATATAAAAACTGAATGGTTTAGTATTCTAGAATTCGATGATGAATACTCAGCTATATGGTTTAAGAATGTTGTTGAATATCAACAAGCACACACTGAAATGGGTATTTTCTTACCTATCATTCTTGATGTTGACCCAGGTGGTAACTTCATTGGTTTCACGAATGAAGCAGTATGGGCAAACAATTTCTCTGATGCTTTAGGTGTGTTAGATAACAATGCATTATTAGCGTATCAAAATTTTAACATTGACGGTATGGTTATTAAAAAATCAGTTTATGAAAACTTTGGTGGGTTTAAACCAAGTATTAAATTGACATTCATTTATGAGTTCTTATTAAGAATGACATTTAATGATGTTAAAGTTATGGTTATACCTAAGTTTGGTTATAAACACGTCAACCAAAGAGCTGGTTCATTATTTTCTGAATACAGACAAACTTTAGACCCAGTTGAGGCTAAATGGTGGTTAGGACTTGCTAAGAAAGAGTATTACAATAAGAAAGATAGAAACATAACATACGATACTCAAACATCATAAATGGCTACTAAAAGAGGA